TTAGAGATATTATTAAACAAAAAAAATTAGAATATAAGTATGTACCCTATTGGGTACTAACAAATAGACAAAGCCAAAAAATAAAGTCTTACATAAGCAAATCAAAAAAGCGAAAGGAGGATAAATAGATGTCTCAGTATAGCTTAATTAATATGTCAGATATATACACTATAACTGGTCTTAATACGTCTACCTTAGACGCTTTGATTCCTTATGCTGAGGCACAGGCGGAGGCTATGATTGGTTTTTTACATAAGAATGAAAGTGCTACTCAGTCTTTCTACATATGGGACAAGACCGATACTCTAAAGTTAGACCAGTATCCTATTAATAGTGTTTCCTCTATATCATATCAGATATCCGCTTCAGAGGATGCAGAAGATTATGATACAGACGAGTATAGAATTATAGAAAACGAAGGACTCATAATATTTGATGATAATATTAGTGAAGGTTATAAGGTTACGGTAACCTATAGCGTGGGTTGGGATAGGTCAACCGTCACGTCTTTAGTAAAGCTACTGCTTGTTGTACTTACTATTAATCAATATTACTCTCTCCACCCAGACGAAGTTCAACATTCACAAGTTCTTGTTAGCGAAAGGATTGGAGATTATACTAAAAAGTTTGCCAATTTAACCAATAAAGAGTTTATGTCTTTAGACGAGTGGTCAACTTATCTTGCTAATATAATTCGTAAAGGTGGAACCGAACCAGGAGCACATAGTGTATAAGGAGACGTATGAGTATATCTAGTGCAATGTTAAACAAAACAGCAACCGTATATTCTAAATCCCGCTCAACTGTAAATGAGTTTGGTGAAAAAGAGTTTACACTAGCTAGTTCAGTATCTTCATTATCTGTAGCATTACAGCCAGTACGTGAAGAGATGACGTTTACACTACATGGTACTACCTATGTTGCAAGAAACGTTGTATACTGTAACTATAGGACGGATATAAATGACGGAGATATAATAGAAATAGATAGCCAAAAGTATCTTATACTAAGTGTAGGTAATGACGGTGGTAGAGACCACCATCTAAGAATGTACGTGATAAAGGACTAATATGGTAACAGTACAAGTACGCTCAAAACTAATAGACATAAATAAAATAAGAAGAAATATGATTCGAGTACTTGGTAAAATGAGACACGATGTTCGTATGTTAGGTGAGGGAGGATATAAACATTTAAAAAGATTAATCCCAGTAGGAAAGTTAAATAAACCACATTTGAGAGACTCATTTAAAATAAAGACAGAGATGGTTCCGAGAGGAGTAAAGTTAACTATTTACACAGATGTATTTTACGCTCCTTTTGTAGATGCTGGAGTTAGTGTTCCTATGAGATTTCCAAAGAGAAAGTCAGTAATGCACTTTGAAGATAATGGTGTGGAGATATTTACTAAAAAAGCAAAGGGATTTAGAATCAAAGGGATACACTACGTAGCGAACACAGAAGCGTGGCTATTAAAAAATGCAAGGGATTACGTAGACTTTAGTTTAGGTAAATATTTAAGATAAGAGGAAACAATGATAACTACGGATATTATAGAAGTACTAAGAGAAGATTCTCAAATTCAATCATTACTGGATGCATCTAGCTCTTCTGATTGTGCTGTATTTACATCTTATAATTTTGATGATACAGTCACTAAACAAATAAATATATCATTAGAGTACGGAGAAACGGTTCCATTTGACCAATCAGCCAACACGTATGACGGTATAATTAGGGTATATGTAATGGTTAAGGACACAATAAATGAGCCTATAAAGACGACACATCAGATAGCTGATAGAGTACTTACATTATTAGATTTAAAAGGTACTACTTTAAGTGATACTAATACAATATACTGGGTACAGAAGACAGATTCAGATTTTACTCACTATGATAATATACGGTTTTATGAACTTTTATTGTCATTTAGATTTGTAATTACCAATGGTTAATTTGTTTAAATTATATAAATATAGTATTGTTTTCAATATAGAAGGACTGTAGTATTATACTGCGTTCTTGTATTAAAAAGGAGGTGTTATTGTGACTTTTAGTGTTGGTCGTATTAGTGTAGGAGCAACGACAATAGCAAAATGTACTGGGATTACCGTTAGGTATGAAGGTAACGCTGTAGACCTATATGCGGGTGGTTATAAATTACCTCGTGAAATAGAGTTAGGAAATACAGCAGTAACTGTTTCTGTAGAGTATGCAGAGTGGGACGGAGATATAGAGCTGGATGATTTATTAACCAATACAGCCGTAGACGTTACCTTGCTTGCATCTGAATCAGACGCAGAGAGAGGGTTATCAGGATTAACCCTGACAAACTGTAAAGCAGTTTCGTGGGAAATATCTTCCACGCAGGATGGATTTGTAACTTATAGATTAGAGTTACGTCAGAAATCAGCATCCTAATTTATTAACTTGAGTTTAAGTAGAAGGAGTATAAGATGAGTAAAAGAACAATAGAGTCTCAGGTACTAGAAATAAAACTATTAGATGGTAAAACGCTATCTATCCGTCCATTAACCTTAGCTGAGCGTAAAGAATGTATATCTAAGGTTCCCAACGATTTAATGAAATTAAAAGATTTAGAGTCGGATGATTTTGCGTCTAAGTACATTGATTTGCAAGTAGACCTAATTCATTATATTGTAACTAGGTCTTGCAAAGATTTTAAGAAAGAAGACATTGAAACTAAGATGGACTCTAGTATTATTGAGCAAGTACTTATGGGTGTTCTAAAAGACCCGTTAAGTGAGTTATTAAGGTGGTAAATAACCTGTGATTAACATAGTAAACTTATATAAGCAGTGGTTAGATATCGAGACAGACATAACGTACACACTGGTAGACCTATTATCTCACGAGTATGGGTGGAGTATAGAGTATGTTCAGGAGTTAACTCTCCCAGAAATTTCTATTTTATTGAGAAAGATTAAACAGAGACATAAAAACGAAGATATTATAAGTCAGGTAAATACAGCTAAAGGTATGTCAGGGAAAATATCAGCTAACGATTATGGTAAACCAAAACCAAAGGAAGTACCTAAAGAAATAGAATTAAAGAATTTACAACAGCTAGCTAAGACATTAAAACTACAGGTAAAAAAGGTTAAATAATGGGACTACGATTTTCTAGAAATGATGTTGAGTTAATGATTAAGCTTCTTGGTCACGAGAGTGCTAGACAGAAGCTAAAACAAATCGAAGACCAGATAGGAAAAAAGCTACCATCAGCAGGACAACGAGCAGGTAATGTACTGCGTAAGGGTATGGCTGTAACATTTGGTGCGATGGGTAAATTAGGAACCGATTATTTAAGAACTCTAAAGTCTGCGTTTTTAAGAACCTTCTCATATGGTATCATTAATATTGTTAGACAGTCTATGGCTGACGTATCTAAAACAATAAAAGAGACCGCTGATTTAAGTTTAAACTTTGCACGAGTAGCATCTATTATGACGAAGGGTGTTGGAAATACACAACAAGTATATGATAACCTAGTTACGTCAATTTTAAAAGCAGATAAAAATACAATGTTATTTACGAATGATATAAAAGAAATGGGATTAGCTATCGCTAAAGGTGGTGTTGCTACTACCGAAGAGTTTAATGCTGTACTAGATGTACTTAATGGTTTAGTAGGTGCTAGTGGAGAAAACTCAGACCAGTTAGCGTTACAGTTCTTAAAAATGGCAAAAGCTTTAGGTATCGGTAAGGACCAGTATCAAGAGTTCGGAGATATGTTATACACCGTATCCACAAGTGCTACCGTTCAAATTCAAGACTTATTATCAGCAGCAGGAAATGTAGGACCGCTAATGAAATTATCGTATGGTAAAGGTATGGAATCAGCCAAGAACTTTGCAGTATCAGTAGCAGCAGCAGCACAACAAGGAACTAGAGCGTCACGTGTAGGAACATCATTACGCAGGATGATGGATAAGTTAGCAGCACCTACGTCTGAAGCATTAGGAGTTATGACAAAATATGGAATACAACTGTATAGAGACAGTAACTATTCTAGTAAATTTAGTATGGCACTAAGAGAGCAACACAGAAGATTAAGAGACTTGTCTCAAGAATTAGAGCGTTTAACTAGTACTGAGATAAATTATACCCGTGCAGGGACTAAAGAAGAAGAATTAATAGGTATTAGAGAAAAAATAGCAGATGTTCAACAGAGAATAAAAGAAGAAACAGAAGCAGGAACACGTATTTTTGAACAGTTTGTAGATGCTGGCGGTGAAATGAAAACACCACTCGCTATTGCAAAGGAGTTCAATAAATTATTAGAAGACGGAACTATTAACACAATGCAGTTTACTGAGGCGTTAACAGAGATTATAGGTCGCAGAGGTATGATTGCACCTATAGGACTAATTGCTGGTTTTGAAGAGATGCTAGAAATAGAAGAAAAAGCAGATAGTTCTTTGGGTAGTATAGGTAAATCTTTAGAGTTTATAACTAAAGAATGGGGTTGGATGGCACGAGAGGCATATACTGCTTTAGATAAAATAAAGACTACTATAGGATTAATATTTGGAGCTGGAGTAGTAGGACCGATTGTAAATAATATTCGTAAAAATATATTACAGCCTGTATCAGATAGTCTTACCGAAGATGAGTTCTGGAATACATTATCAAAGTCAATGGCAGACAAAGTAAATACTCTATTTAGTCCACTTACAAAAAAAGTAGGACAACTAGTACAAATAACATTCTTTCCTGATGCTAAAATGACTGAAGAAGATAGAGATAAAAAGATGAGAGAATTATCTAACGAGATACTTGGATTCTTTAAACCATTAACGGAGCTATTACAAGAAGGAATCAGTTCTCTTGGTAACACTCTTGGAAAGGCATTTATTAATGGGGTTATGGAGGGTCTTAAAGCATCAGTACCTAATCTCACTGAAGCTTTTAAGAAGTTTTCACCCATAATGCACACTCCTGTTGGTTGGACTGCTGAAAAAGCTTGGGATATAACCTCTGCCCCACGAAACGCAATTTTTGGTTTTGATAGAGACAGGTCAAGGGACATTGATAATAATGCAACTTTATCTCTCAATAACCTTGCTAAAAAAACCATACCTAAAAGTCCACAGAACGACACGTCAGGTATGTATACAGTGGGTGGTGTAGGCTATAACAAACTTGAAGAGGCAGCTAAAATAGCTGGATATACAAAACAGGAAATAGAAGTAGCTGGAGATAACGTATCAAACTCAGTAAAAGATTTGATAAATTCTATGAACGGTATGCTAGGAGATATAGTGACAGTAATTGAAAATGGTGATTTGAAATTAAAGGAAAATTGGCAAAGACAAATAACTGATTTACGAGTAAATAGAAAGTAGGAGTAATATAATGGCAAATCCAAATATTGAAATGTATCGTTCAGATAGTCCTACTACAGAAATAGGAACTGTAGCAAGTCCTATTGACTTTGGGTTATGTGATGCTGGTGAAGATACTACGTTGTCTTATGACATCCTATTATGGAACGATAAAGGAGCTGTTCTAGGTTCTGAAGATGCAAAAAGTATATCCGTAGAATTATTAAGGCTATACGTAACTCAAGAAGAAAGTAGTGACGGTTCAGTTTCACAAACATTTACAGTAAACTATATTCCGGTATTAGAAGATATAGAAGTAGAAGTTACTGTTGACGATGTGCAATGGACTGAGGTATCAAGCTTATCAGGACAGTCATCTACAGCGACAGTATATACTTTTGATTATACTACGGGAGAATTGGTATTTGGTGACGGAGTGAATGGGGCTATACCGACAAATGGAGCAGATATAGATATTACTTATACACCAGACTTAAATACATTTGGAGACGCAATATATGAACAGCAGTGGATATCCATAAAGTCGTCAGGCGTTGTGTCTAATGAAATACACATAGGTAGTTCTACACCAGAGGAATCTACAAAGATAGATGATGATACTGTTCAAGTTTTACATTACCCTTCAATTACGGAAGTAGTAGGTGTATGGGATAATGCTAGTAAAACAGGGACTAACTATTATACAAGTGGGTCTTACGATGCAAGCCTAGGTAAAATATACTTAGGTAGTTCATTATCAGCTAGTACACCATACGTAGAATATAAGTATCAGATTAAAGATGATTTACAATCTTCTTATAGTACTCTTGGTTTAGAAGAAAGAGTTACATTAACAAATAGAATACCACAAAATAATGCGAAACGATTACAATTAAAAGTTACAGTACCCGCAACAGCAGAAACTGAAGGCGGTAGTTATATAAAATGTGTATTAAGGGTTTATTATTCATTTTAAAAATAATTAAAGGAGGGTAGATAATCATGGCAGCAACATTTCAATTTAGCGAAAGTAATGGAGCTGGAGAATCGGTAAGTGACGATATTGCAAACTTGAACTTTGGAAGTACAGATGATACTGAAGTTACTACATCTTCATATCCGATAGTAGCTGGAGAAAATTCTTATGAAAAATATCTCCGCTTTAAATTCGGTGGAACTTTTACTGAGATTTCTAATATGAAATTTTGGAAGTCAGCAGGAGCATACAAGACTGGAGAAGCCATAAAAGCAGCAGCGAATGTCGCATATGGAACTCCTACAAGTTCTACGTCAGCAGTAGCAACAGTAGATGTGCCTACCTCTGAAGGTTCAGCTTTAAGTATTCAGGCAGCAGATGGGTCTTCTGAAATTTCCGCAGCAGGATATACCAAGTATATTTGTTTGCAATTACAGAGTACAGTTAGTACTCCAGCAGGAGCCGTAAATACTAAGACGTTTACCGCTCAGTATGATGAAGTGTAGTAAGTAGAAGGAGTGTAAGGTATCCTAATCCAATAGGAGGTAGTCAATACAATGAAGACAGAAATAAAATTAAATTTAGTTTGGAAAGCAACATTTAGTGATGGCTCAGTTATTAAACAGTTTGATGGTGATAAAGAAAATAAGTTTGAATTAGTTAAAAATAGGTTTGAAGAGCTATCTCAGTTTGAGCTAGTTCATATAGATAAGCCCCTTCTATTTGTAGTAGATACAAGAAGGGGTTTTTTATTTATAAATAAGTGTCATAATGTAGCCGAAGAAATAGTAGGAAGTAAGAGTAATATAAGATTGATATACTTTAGAAGAAGAAATATAGACTTTAATATAAAAGGTGAGGTATTAGATACACGAATATCTTACTTTTTAGGGTATCAATATAATGATAAACAAGGAAAGAATAGAAAAGTGTTATTAAATATAGACCAAGACGGTAATGTAGTAATAGGTGATAACTAATGAGTATTACATATGGCTCTGAGCAAGTATTTAATTCCAACCAAACAGACGGAACCGCAGTAACTAACTTAGATACTACGCACATTGTAGTAGCTTACGTTGATGATAGCGACTCCGATAAAGGTAAGGCTAAGGTAGGTACTATATCTGGAAACACAATAAGTTGGGGTTCTGCTTATGAGTTTAATAGTGGAGGAGGTACTGGTTCTCGTATAGATATTATTTCTCTCAGTTCTTCAAAAATAGCCGTAGTTTTTAGAGACAGTAATGACTCTAATAAGGCAAAGGCTATTATTGGTGATATATCTGGGACTACTATAACCTTTGGTTCTGAACAGGAAGCAAATGCGGGAGCTTCTTTTTGGGTATGTGCCGCTTATTTAGATTCAACCCACTTCGCAATAGGATACTCTGATTGGGGTAACGGCTTTAACCCTACAGTACGTATAGCGACTGTATCAGGTACTTCCATTAGTTTTGGGTCTGAATATACAATCTCAGTGATGTGTGACAGCTTAAATATTACAGCTACCGACTCTACACACGTAGTTCTTGCATATCAAGACTACGATGATAGCAACTACGGCAAAGGTGTAGTAGGTACCATATCAGGAAATAGTATTAGCTGGGGTACTTCGGTACAGTTTAGTGGGGATACTGTAAGTATAAGTATTGCTAAGTTAGATTCGACTCATATAGTTGTTGCTTATGTAGACCAAGACGAGTCTGACAAGGGCAATGCAGCAGTAGGTACTATATCAGGGAGTACTATTAGCTGGGGTTCTGAAGCTACCTATAACAACGGAAGTACAGTTAGCCCTTGGGTTAGTATAGATAGCTCTAGTAGGGTAGTCGTAGGGTACAAAGATGCAGGAGACGCTAATAAAGGTAAAGCTATTATTGGTGATATATCTGGGACTACTATAACCTTTGGTTCTGAAGATATATTTAACAATGCTTCCACAGATTACATAGGAGTAATATCGTATGATACTAATAAGGTAGCTATAACGTATAAAGATAACGATAATTCATATTATGGAACAGGAATAATAGGAACACTACCATCATCAGGACCAGAGACATATCAAGAAGAAATTGATTCAGATGCCAGTATACAAGGTACTCTGTCTAATACTATTGACTCAGACTCAAAAATTATATTAGGTACCTACGGAGAAACCATAGACTCTGACGCTATGATAAAAAAGACTGGAGTACAGGATACAATATATTCAGATACATCCATAAAGCAAACTGGAAATCAAGAAACTATATACTCTGATGCAAATATAACAACAAGTGAGTTAGAATATATTGACTCAGACGCACATATAAAACAGTCTTGGCTACAAGAAAATATAAACGCAGACGCCTTAATTCAAGGAACAGTTCAAGAAACAATACAATCAAGTGCAATAATTTATGGAGATGACTTACAAGAGAATATCATATCAGATGCCTATATTGTTAGTAGAGTACAAGAAAATATAGAGTCAGACACTTACTTTAAATATTTTAAAGATTTTAATGCAAGGTTAACTTTAGAAAGTGATACTTATTCTGACTTTAATACACAACTAAAAGTAAACCAAGACACACCAGTAGACCCAACGGGATTAACAGCGACAGATTTATATACTGGCGAAGCAATAGAACTATCGTGGACGGATACTGGAAACTACGGATATAATGTATACCTTGATGTGGGTGGTAGTTGGGTTAAACAAAACGATATAGTTATATTAGAGTCTGAATATGTCGTTGGTGGGTTAACAGCTAACGTAACTTATACCTTTAAGGTGGTTGGTGTTAATGGAGTAGATGATGAAAGCTCTGGAGTAACAACGACAGGAACACCGACTTATAATCTACAAACTTTAGCTACAGTTCCAGATTGGAAAATTTATATTGACGGTGTAGAAAATACCGATGCAATATTAGACAGGGTAGAATTAGTGTACGGACCAGAAATGTCTATAGCTGATTTTCATATTAAATCAAACCCTAGTACATCAGGTTTACCAGACGCAGATAAACAATCAGTAGTTATTTATATTAATGATAGAAAAGTTTTTACAGGGGATTTAGTAAAGAGAACAAATATATACAACCCAACGGAACTAAGAGTTAATTATCAAGCACTAAGTTCCTTGTGGCAGTATAGTAGATACCCTGTAACTAATAATTTTAATGAGTTTGCAAAACCGTGGGAATCAGTATCAAATCACACGGTTTTAATATATTCTGGATGTCCTTGGGCTTTACCGTACAGAAAAATATACGGACCTGTAAATGTTGCTGGATATACAAAACTTGACTTAATGGATAATATGGCTACACAAGCAGGAAATTATAAGATACACTGTGACGAAAATGGAAATGTATCGTATTATCGAATAGGAAATGCAAAGTATACGAGAACTTTAGAGGTAGGAAAACATATTTTAAATCAAAATTTATCTGTAGATAAGAGTGATACAGTTGGACAAGTAAGAGTACACAGTGATTATGAAAGAGTTACCGCCTATAAAGAAATATCTTATGACGGTATCGAGGGTGCTGTAAGACTGGATGTAAGCTACTATCAGTTACCAACACCTATTGAAATTAATCTTGGTTATAATCAAAAGCAGATACAAGATGTACAAGTATTTGCTAGAATGGGACAACCACCGAGAGTTACAGAATATTTAACTGATATAGAGTTACAGCCAGGACATTGTTATGAGGGAGTTACGTCTACAGTACTAACTAAATGGGCTGACGGAGATGTTACAGAAGACGGTGAAGTATCATACATAGCTGGTTCTGAAGGTAGATATCCAGTGAAATCTTATGAGGAATTTGAACCTGAATGGCAGTCATTTCCTGCTACTGTAGAGTATGCTCAGGATGGTCAATCAGCTACAGTTAAGTTACAGGGTACTCCAGTAGCATATAATACAAAAATTAGTTTATACACAGCTAAATTTTATTCTCAAGATGGTAGTGGAAATACGGTAGAGTCAACACTACCAGTATACATTTGGAATAAACCAACAGCATATGCTACAGAGATAGTAATAGTCTACTCTTACTTAGCTAATAGAATGTCTAGTTCATATGGTTCATCATTAGCTATAAGAAGTTATTACGAAGGAGTACAACCTTACTCTATTGATTTACCGTCTCATATAGACTCATTATATATGCCTGGAGTGGCTCGCAGTAATTTATCTGAGGTACAGTCGTATTTAACGTCTAAAGCTATATCTGAGTATCTAAGATTAAGTCAAGATGACAATAGAGGTAGTATAACAATAATAGGCGATGAAACATTAAAATTAAGAACCAAAGTTAATGATATGGAAGTAGTTAGAGTGACACATGAGTTTACTCCTAGTTCGGGGTTCTTAACACATTTAGATTTAACCACCGAACAGTTTTATTTTGGTCAAGAAGTATTTGTACAACAAGAAACTAAAAAAGTTAAAGATAGTGCTAGTAGAGTAACTGGAATGACACGTTCACTATACTATGATAATGAAAAGTTAGAGAAACTTGTAGGTATTCTAAGACAACCAGGAGTAACAGATACTCAGTCAGGTACAGCTCATTATTCAGAGTAAGAGGTTATAATGTCCGATAAATGTCCGATATGTAAAAATAGTATTTACTTAGAAAGAGGAGCAAAAGGTTCTCAAGGTACAGACGAAAATGGAGACCCGTACCCCTTTTGGACTGACGACCCTATATTAACTCCTCAAGGATTATCAGGTGACTCTTTTACTGGTACAGACCCAATTAGATGGATACATATAAAAGAACTACAGGACTACTATTCTGCCTTAGAAAGTGATTTAGGAGTAGCCAGTACTACCTTTAGTACTATAAATAGAACGATACCTGTTAGACACGTACATATTGAAGAGTTAAGAATATCAGTAGAAAAATGTTTAGATTCGATAGGATTAACTTTATCCGACTATTTTAAGTATAATAGATTGGGCGAGGATATAGGACGAACCCAGAGTGAGTGGACTGATACTAATAGGACTACTATACCTCTATTACCTTCTTCTGTTCCAGTAAGAGCGATACATATAGAAGAATTGAGAATTGGTATATATGCTGAGGATTTATGGCATGAGCAATGGAGTACAACCAATGACTTTAGGGTATGGATAGACGGTGCACAAAGTACAGCACCAATACAAGAAAATTATACTGCGTCAGTAATAAACCCAGTAGTACTTATAGATGTAGAAGATTTAATTTGGTCTGGTGATGAGCAGGGATTAGATGGGTACAATAATGAACTAAGTGAAGTAAGTTATCAACTAGGAATATCGAATACGTATTATCGTTCTGGTTCATTAAATGTACGCATAGGAGATGGACTATTTTATGACCCAAAATGTCACGCTTATGGTGGTGTGTCGTTTCAAAACGGAACTCACACAAACAATGTACCTTCTAGTGTTACTTGGAATCTGAAATGGGGATTTAGTCCTTCATCTATAGTTACACCACCGATTTGGTTAAAACAAGACGAAGCAGAAAAGTCATGCAATATAACAACTGAAGCCACTAATGCGGAAGCATCTCATGTTACGGCAGGATTCGCTGGTGCTATTAGTTTAGTACAACGGAGCGTGGTATACCTATATTTACAATTTTATTGTGTTCTTATATCAGGTCCAGCATTTATAAGAGAATTAACCATAGGTACAAAATCAGGAGATGTAACCGAGGTAGACGGTCACGCTATTGACTCATATAATATATTTCATACAGGAGATATAGATGATACTTATAATCTAGTAGATTTATTTAAAACATATTACTTATCTGACTGGGATTTATGTAAACACGTTAGTTTACAATCATTTACATACGGTTTTGATTGTGGAGTTAGTGCCACTTATCCTAGTATAACAACACCAGAAATGTATGTGTCTCTGGATGCTGATTTACGAGTAGATAGTATAAAAATACATAGATAATGTTTTCAATAGTAGGAGGATATAAATGTCTAGTTTTAAATTTAGTATAGGAAAAGTAGAGTTAAAACAAAGTGGAGTTACTATAAAAACAATAGAACCCACACAGAGTATAGACATAGACCATTCAATTTCTACGTCCCGTGAAGTAAATCCAGATGGAGAGGTTACGGATGAGTATAAAGAAGAAGAAGTAACCACAATATCCATAACATTTGCTGAAGATAACTTTGATACCTCTCTCGCTGTAGATGATGAATATGATTTAGTATTTACAACCGTAAATAATTATGGATTGTCAGTTACATTAGCAAACTGTAAAATTACTGGATATAGAGTAAACTCAAGTCAAGGACAGTTTATAACAGCAACGATAACTTTTTCTAAGCGAGGAGCTATAGACGACTCTCCAGGAGATACTCCGACTAAGCAAACTGTTACATTTAGTAAAACAGGTGGAGGAACTGTATCAATCGGTGACTCAGCCTATGTAAATGTAAGCTATCAAGGAAACGTACAACCTTTTATAATACCTACTGCTTTAGGTGTTTTAGTACAGTCTACTAATGAATTAGGTGGTGGTCAGTTATCAATTAATGTTGATGCTCACGTAAATAAAAGTACTCGTTTAGAGTTAGAACAATATTTAATAAATTTGTACTCTCAATTATCTACTGAGACTGGTACATTAACTGTAACATACGGTGGGTCAAGCTATACAATAGCTAATTGCTCTTGGGTTAACGGTAGTCCTGCAAATAGTAATAAAGTTCACAGTAGATTTTCTCTTGCCTTTATAAAGTCTGGTTATTAAAATTAATTGAATCGCTTGGAGTATAGTGAATACTAGGCTCCTTTGCTATTTAAAGAAAACACCCAGTTTTGGTTTTTATCCTAATCTCATTCGAGAGTTCAGATTATTAGCCTCAACTGGGTTTATCTATATAAAATTATGAAGAACTATATGGACTCTTCGATTCTATCTTTATTTTGTATCTGAATTACTCAGGTCTTCTGGAAAAACTAGTCTATCAGCTCTATCGTCCTCAGACTTGGGTAGTCCAAGGTATTTTTCACGAGCCTCATTGGGAGTTATAATCCTACCATTGACAAGTCGAACAGCTATTCGAGCTCGTTCGTAGTCTAGCTTGGTAGCAAAATTAGGACAAGAAATTTCTACGTCATCCCATTTTAATTTGGATGAAATAAGTATAGCATTAAATTGGTCTATCTCGTACTTAACAAGACTTTCTATCATCTCTCTAAAATCATTCATTTGTTCACGAGCATTTAGAGACCCAGTATCTTCTACTATACCTAACTTAAAAAGAGGTATGTTCCATATATTAGCTTTTTTAAATAACCATTTTTGTAGCTTAATATTATCTTCGGGATTTAGATTAGATATATCTAAAAATTTACCATCTGTATTTGTAGCTACTATACGAGTACGAGAATTACGTTTACAGAGCATCATCATTCTGTCTACTATATCCTTGAGTAGTTTTCTTGGAGCTTTTGGTAAACAGATTATACCAGATTTAACGGTATTAGAACCTGCTTGTATATTTTTAGATGTAGTAAGGTCCGTATTTAAGTCGGTGTAAATACTCGTAATTGGGTCAGAGCCATATACTCTATCACTCATTTTGTCTAGTACCATAAAAATTAGTGAATCCACAGGTAGAGACGCTACCTCAGTAGTCGTGTCATCTGGGTCCACTAACTTATAGGCGTTTTTATCATCTTTAAAAGAACCAGTCTGGTCAACATTTAATCGTATAGCATATCCAGGCACTGCATATAACGCTTTAGCTTCATCCACAGTAGATGGTTCTATTTCTACTCCACCTCGTCCATATAAGAATAAGTCTTTTACATACTTTTCTCTAACAGACATAAAGCTCTCGGTTTTATTAGATTTACGAAATAATTTATTAAGTTCAGCAGCTCGACTCTTAGCTCTCACATCATCCCGTTTACTATCTACTGGTTTAGCTATTAAAGGATATCGCTTTATTTCATCTACAATAGCCTTAACATACTTTTTTAAGAGGCTGGATTTATCATATAAGAGTTGAATATCAGAGTACGAAACCCTAGTAAATTCAGGGTCTACAAAGTCACCAGTGGCATACGCTCCGTCTTCTCTAATTATAGACTCTTTGTCGGGGGTATCTCCTTTGACCACTATTTTATCTTGATTAGTTATCTTCTTCCAGGCTTTTGAAAAGGGGTTAGACATAAAATCCTCCTATAATTGAAAACACTTTTTTAATTACTATTTTAGTACTATAAATCACGAGCAATATCTCTTATATCTGGGTTTTCTAATTCCGATGGGTCTATACAAGTAGGACCAACATCAGACTCATTAAGCACAGCAGAATATACACTACCTGCTAATCCATCAGATACATCCTTACCGCCGTAAGGTATACCTTCTTCTTTCATACGCTGACTACTTTTCTTAGGGTGGTCAACCTTACCGTTAATTACTGTCAACTCTTTCAGCTCTCTTATAGGAACTAAATAATTATACATATTTATTTTACCTTGATATAATAAACTTTTTAATGTGTCGTAAGGTTTACGTGACCTATCAACTGATATCAAATCACTCTGTATACCTCTACGCTCTAGTTGCTGTCGCATATCCACGCTCTGAAATCCGTCAAATGAAACAGATGATATATCAAATCCTTTGTTATCTAAGGTATAAATAAATTTTCGTATATCTTCAAAGTTTATTTCACTATCTTCTGGTCTTATTTGTATAGCTAAGTCAACATAGTATCCAATCTGAGTAGGAGTCATATAATAAGGATGAAGCAATACAAGTCCAGCATAATCCTTAATCCCCTGAGATAAATCTACGTGCATAAAGTAAGATACATTATCGTGACGCTCTAATTCTAGTGCAAGTTTATCTTTTAATTTAGGATTTCCAGTCTTTATAAGTTCCTGTTCTATTTTATATGCTTCGTAGCTATAGTTAGATTTAAACCAAGGTTGCCATAGTGCTTCATTTAATTCTTTTTCTGTAAGATAAATCTTATTATCTCTACCGATATCGTCCCAAATAATAGGAGATGGTCTATCAAAGTTTATACACTTCTCTAAAACTAAGTCAAACTTTTTAATGTACATACTACTAGAGGACTTAGGAAAAGAACACTTATATCTACGTTGAGCATCTTCAGGGTCTTTTTTAAATAAAGGTAAATAGTCCTCTTCTGTTTTATATAATCTTTTTTGTACTAACACGGGGTGTGCTCCCTCTTTACTTCTGACTTCCCACGGTGACTTTTTACTACGGAAGATTTGTTCCTGTTCTTTATCTGGTAAATTATCCACTTCTTTATATTTAGTCATCATAAAATCAAAAGGGTCTCTGGGATAAGATATCATCACTAACTTATAGTGATTAGGAAATCTGGAAAAAGCTGTATTCTTAGCGTTATTATACCTTTCCTTTGCTCTATCATAACGTACCTCTGCTATCTCATCAAATATAGCTATGAGAACATTCTTACCCTCAATTCCATATCGACTAGCGTCCGCTGCTATTGCCTCAATATGATTAGGAAAAATTACCTTTCTAGTTTGTATATCTTTTCCATCTCTTAAATCTACACCTAAATCAGCAAAGAAATTTCTACCTGTAGACGGGTTTCTTACCTGTTTTAATACTGTAGTAAATTGCTTAAAGAAAACTTCCTTAGCGTGTTGTTCATTTACACTCATACAAGCAACAACGATAGGAGTGTCTTTACCTATTTTAAAGTAACCTTGTGGGTCACGTAAACAACATAACCAGTAACAACAGTAAACAAGGGTTCTAACAATAGTATAATCCTTAGAATTGTGATGTAAGATACCACTCATTAGATAGTTATGATAAGTAGGAACTGTAAAATCATAAAAATAGTCTTCATTA